AGCCGTTCTCGGGGACTTGGCCGACATCGGGTATGACGCAAAATGGCATAGCGTTCGAGCTTCCGACGCCGGAGCAGCTCATCAACGGTTCCGGGTCTTCGTTATTGCCTACCCAGCCGGGGGGGGGGGCAACGGCTCCCTACTCCAACCGTGAGTGATCAGTACACAGGCAATCTAAAAAGTACGCAACAAAAACCCGGTAGCTTACATTCAGTCACTTTAGCTCAGGTATTTCTAAAAGAAGATTTATTCCCTACTCCCACAGTTAGCGATAATCGAGGAGCGGCACGAGGGGAAGTTGTAAATAACAATCCCAAGAAACGCCTGAAAGTAGAAGTAGAGCTGCTTCCAACTACAAGGGTAAGTATGGCTAACGGGCCAACAAGAAAAGAAATAACTAACGGGAACCCAAAAAGCAGGATCGAAGTAGAAGTAATGCTTGGGGCTACGAATTGGGGAAGATTCGAATCGGCTATAAAGCGGTGGGAAAAGATTGTAGGCAGACCAGCTCCAGCACCAACTAAGCCTGACGGAAAAGAAGGAAGAGAGCAACTAAGCTCTTTATTTACTGAATGGCTTATGGGATTACCCGAAGGCTGGATAACTGGGTTAGGACTAAAGAGAACAGACGAACTAAAGCTAGCGGGTAATGGAGTAGTACCACAACAAGCGGAACTGGCTTTACGGCTACTATTGGAAGACGATAACTTGCTAGAAAGAATAAAAAAATGAAAGCCCTAAAAGATTACTTACGCGCTCTAAACCACGGTAAGGAGCTAGAACGCCTAACAATTATCAACTGGTTAGAAGAAGTAGACCAGATCGACGCGTTCGGAGATACGGACGTCGCGGGTATTATCGAAGCACTAAAGGAAGAGATTCATAAGAGAAGGGATTAGTAATGGACTGTAATCGCTGCGGTATGGAACTAAGCGACAAGGTAATAGAGAAAAGACAATCTAGGGGAATCTATGACGGACGTTGCTTCGACTGCCGTTCTAACCCAGCCCGAGAGATAAAGTACAGCGGTACTGTTTGCCGTCCGTGGTGGGGAGAAGTAGACGAAGATCTAAACCCAATAGATAAACACCTAAAGCCGTATCTTCCCGGACTAAGAACCTGTGGCCATAAGGACTGCGTAAATAAGGCGCACATAGTTCGAGAGCTTAGACCGCTAGAGCTGGAAAGAAACGACATTAGTTATAGAACGGGAAGACTTAGCGAACTACAAGACTTTATGCGAGAGCTATCGGCGTGAAGGAAGTTAGGGACATTACGTTAGTCTGCGAGAATAACCACACCTTACGAATGATTCTCGGGCCTAAGTCGTCCCCGTTATCCCTATGCCTAAGCTGCCTAACAAGGTATAAAGAAAAGAAAGACTAATGCCTACTTACGAATACAAGTGTCCTGACTGCTTTAGCACTATTACTATTACCCGAAGCATAGAAGCGGAAGAGAATAAACCTATCTGCTCTAGCTGCGCTAAGGAAATGGTAAGGATCTTCGACGCTCCACCTATCCGGTTCGAGGGGAAGGGTTGGGGAAAGGATTAGGAAGTTTCCGAAGCCGTGCCGTATCTGTGGCCTCCTATCCCTAGATCCGCTCTGCCCGCCACACCAAGCCCAAGCTAAAGCTATTCACGAAGCTAGACGCGCACAACGTAAGGCCCAGACTAAGCAGTACTCAGGGGACTACTATCGACGGGCTAAGGCGGTACGAGAGTCCGCTATAACTTGCCACCTTTGCGGAGAAGGAAAGAAAGAAGAAGATCCATTCGAAGCAGACCACGTAGTACCTTCTAGCCCCGGACAGATAGCACAACTACTACCAGCTCATAGAAGCTGTAATAGACGAAGAAGCAACAAACCGCTACCGGGTTCCCGCTAGCCCTTCTACCGCCCACCTACCGCCTATACCCCCGTACGGACATACCGGGGACGGGTCGAATTCTTAGCAAATTTCGTGCTCTATACCCCGACCGCATAGCCTTGTAGCTATTCGCGTAATTATTCGCTTTTTTGGAGTAGCATAGAACCAACCGAAAGGACGCTATGAAGCTCGAAACCCTACCGATAAAAGAACTAACGCCCGACCCGAAGAACGCGCGTAAACACGACGACGATAACCTGCGCATTCTGGCCGAAAGCCTAAAGAAATTCGGGCAACGGAAGCCGATCGTAATTACCGAAGCTGGTCAAGTCGTAGCCGGGAACGGAACCCTAGAAGCTGCGAAGAAACTAGGCTGGTTAGAAATCGAAGTCGTCCGAGTACCGAAGGACTGGACTCCCGAAATGATTCGCGCGTTCGCTATCGCCGATAACCAGACGGCGGAGCTATCCGAGTTCGACCGGGTAATTCTTACCGAGCAGCTAGTAGAACTAAAGGAAGCAGACTTCGATCTAAAGGCTTTAGGTTTTACCGAAACCGCGATAGAGGACTTTAGCCGTATTAGCAACGCGCAGGTATCCGGATCTACGGACGCTCTAAAGGAGTGGGTCGGTATGCCCGAGTTCGGTAATGAAAAGAAAAACGGGGAGTACCACTGTATAGTCCACTTCCAAACCGAAGCGGACGCGGACGAATTCTTTAGAGTACTAAATAAGAAGAAGGCTAGAACTTTCTGGTATCCCGAATCCGACGGGCTAATAGGTTCTAACATAAACGAGCAATACGTAGTCGAAGAATGATAAACCCGGAATTCCCGATTTACATTCCGTCGAAGTCTAGAGCGCAGAACGCGACGACTCCGAGATTCTTAGATCTAATCAAGGTTCCGTATCGGCTAGTAATCGAAGAGCAACAATACAAGGATTACGCGGAGCATTTCCCTAAGTCTAAGTTGCTGGTATTAGATAAAAAATTCCAAGACGATTATGACACCTTTGACGATTTAGGTTATACAAAATCTAAAGGCCCGGGAGCAGCTCGAAACTTTGCTTGGGAACACTCGATCTCCGAAGGCTATAAGTGGCATTGGGTTATGGACGACAACATAAAGCTATTCGCGCGGTTCCACGATAACCAGCGGATCCAAGTCGGGGACGGCTTTATCTTCCTAGCTATGGAAGACTTTGCGCAGCGGTATAAGAATCTAGGAATGGCAGGCCCGCACTACTGGATGTTTATTCCGTCCCGAGAGAAAAGACCCCCGTTCTTTATGAATACCCGGATCTACTCTTGTAATCTAATCCGGAACGAAGTCCCCTTTAGGTGGAGAGGTCGCTATAACGAAGACACGGATCTAAGTATCCGTATGTTAAAAGCGGGTTGGAGTACCGTCCAGTTCAATTCTTTCCTTCAGTACAAGCTAACTACCCAGACCCTAACGGGTGGCAACACGGAAGCTTTCTACGCCGAAGAGGGAACTTTACCTAAGTCCCGAATGTTAGTAGATATGCACCCCGACATTACAGAGCTAGTCTGGAAGTACGGACGTTGGCACCATTACGTAAACTACAACGTCTTCGATACTCTAGGGCTGGTCAAGGACGACAGCTATACACCACGGGACTTTAGTAAGGTCAAACTTACGAAGGTTCCGGTCGAGAAGAAACTTAGACTTAGCAGTAATTAGCAATCAGTCCCCGTAGGGGAGTGGAAAACTAAAAAAATTTTTAAGGGAAGCAAATGCCAGCAGGAAGACCGACTAAGCCGATAGAGCAGAAGCGACTAATCGGCAATCCCGGCAAACGCCCCCTGCCCGAGCAATCGGCAATAATGCTAATTCCACAAGCAACGAAAGTACCAGAACCCGCACGTCCACTCCTAAAATACGGGCAGGAATTATGGGATCGCGTGTGGGAATCGGGTATAAATTGGATTAGCCCTAATACCGACCTAGAGCTTCTTCTAATGACTTGCGAAATGATAGACGAACGCTGGAACTTGCGCGTCCGGGTTATGACCGATAACAACCCGAAAGACCGACGGGGACTTAGAGAAATCGACCGCCAGATAGTTTCCAATCTAGGGCTTCTAGGATTTACCCCGTCCGACCGCTCCCGCTTAGGCGTGGCCGAAGTAAAGAAAATGTCTAAGCTAGAAGAGCTAATGTCTAAGAAGGCTAACCGTGAGTAGTTGGCCCCCGCTATGGCTAACCCCGGTTCCAGAAAAGGCTATCGAACAAGGCGACGGGGAAATAGTTATCGAGTTTTCCGAAACGTTCGGATCTATCGGTAAGGACGGAATCGCCGGAAGAGTAGGGCAAGCCTTAGAGCTTCGACCGTGGCAACAAGACCTTATTCGCCACGTCTACGCCCGGGACGAAAACGGCGGGCTAGTAGCAAGAACAGCCCTAATCGGAATGCCACGTAAGAACGGTAAGTCCGCTCTATCTTCCGTTAGCTTCGCCCTGTATTCCTTACTTGCTGAAGGCGTAGAAGGTGGAGAGGTTTATTCGATCGCGGCAGAAAAGGAACAGGCCCGAATCGTATTCTCCGAAGCAAAGAGAATCGTCGAGTCTACGGAACTAAGCGAAATGGTAAAGGTTTACCGGGACGCTCTATTCGTACCAGAAACTAATTCCGTCTATCGAGTCCTATCCGCGGAAGCCTATTCGAAAGAAGGCTATAACCCGCACCGTGTAATCGCTGACGAACTTCACGCGCATAAAGACCGCTCCCTATTTGATGTTATGTCCCTAGCTATGGGAAACCGTGGAAGTATGGCGCAGCTTATCGCCGTGACGACCGCAGGTGTAAAGAAGGATATGACAGGCGGGGACTCTATCGCCTATTCGCTATTCCAGTACGGACAGAAGGTTTCGCGCGGGGAAGTTATCGACCCTTCGTTCTTTATGGCGTGGTGGGCAGCTCCAGACGAAGCCGATCACCGCGACCCTAAAATCTGGGAACTAGCTAACCCCGCCTTCGACGACTTAGTAGATAAAGCGGACTTCGAAAGCGCAGTAAAGCGAACCCCGGAAGCGGAGTTCCGAACTAAGCGTCTAAACCAATGGGTAAGCTCGCAGACGGCTTGGCTACCCGCCGGAAGCTGGGACGAACTAAAGACCGAACGGGAACCTAGCCCCGACGACGAAATTATCTTAGGCTTCGACGGATCCTTCTCCGGCGACTGTACCGTTCTGGTCGCTTGTACTATTCCTAAGTCCGAAGAGGAAAAGCCTTTCTTGTGGCTAGTAAAGGAATGGGAAAAGGATCTAACGATACACGACGACCTGTGGAGGGTAGACATTCAAGAAGTAGAAGAAACGATCCTAAACTTTGTCCAGAAATACCCTAAAACTAGGGAAGTAGCTTGCGACCCCTTTAGGTGGCAACGTTCTATGGAAGTCCTAGCCGATAGAGGCGTTCCCATTGTCGAATGGCCGTCTACTTCTCCGAAGCGAATGGTTCAAGCTTGTGCGAAATTCTACGATTCGGTCACGGGTGGAACGCTCGAACACGACGGAAGCCCGGTTCTAACCCGCCACCTAGATAACGCCGTGACGAAGATAGACAACTTAGGAATCCGTATCGTAAAGGAAAACCGACACAGCCCTAGAAAGATCGACGCAGCGGTAGCAGCGGTTATTGCTTTTGACCGGGCGGTCAGTAGTAGAATGGAAGAAATGGTTCCCGACTTCTTCTTCTAAGGGTGAAAATGGCAACAGCAATTCAAATTCTCGGAGCAGCCCTAATTATTGTGGGTATAGCCTTCTTGTCGGTTCCCGTTTCCATTATCGTTGCTGGTCTAGCAGCGGTGTTATTCGGAATAGCCTTGGAGCGTAGCTAATGCTAAATAATCTCTTCGAACAGAGAGCAATCAACTTTCAAACCCTATGGGGAGCCGGGGACGATCTAGTAGATCTAAACCAGTCCGGTACTATCGTCAATTCGGAAACAGCGTTCAAGATTACGGCGGTCTGGTCAGCGGTATCTCTTATCTCCGATACAATTTCTACTCTTCCGCTAGACGCTTACATTCGACGCGACGGAGCTAGAGGCCCGTTCCGTCCGCGCCCACAATGGGTCACTAAACCAGATCTAGACCAGCAGCCTTCGGCATTCTGGCAGTCGGTAATCGTTTCTCTTCTAATCGACGGCAACGCTTTTATTCGCGTCTTCCGTTCCGAAGGTCAAGTAGTAAACCTAGTTCCCCTAAACCCACACAAGGTACAAATCAAGCGCAACGGTATCGGTCGCGTGATGTTCGAGGTACAAGGAGAGAAGAGACTTCTTAGCTCCGAAGAAGTAATTTTTATCGCCGATCTAGTTCGCCCGGGCGACATTCGCGGTATGGCTAGAGTCGAAGCCCTAAAAGATAACTTTGGCCTTTCTATCGCGCTCGAATCTTACGCAGCTCGATTCTTTAGCAACAGCGCAACACCGCAGGGAATTATCGAGTTCCCCGGCAACCTAAACTCCGAGCAGGCAGAAAACTTACGCCGTGGATTTGACGCAGCTCACCGCGGACTCAAGAAATCACATAAGACCGGAGTTCTATCCGGTGGCGCACAATGGAAAGCAACGGGAATAGACCCGGAGAATTCTCAACTAGAAACTTCCCGTCGTCTAGCCGTAGAAGACGTAGCTAGAGCTTTCAATATTCCTAACCATATGCTAGGAGTCCAAGGATCTACCGCTTACGCTTCGGTCGAACAAGACTCTATCTTCTTCGTACAGCACACGCTTAGGCCGATAGTCCAGAAACTAGAAACCGCGTTTAGCCCACTTCTAAACGAAGTACCGGGCGGAGAAAACGCCTTCCTTAGATTCAACCTAGACGGACTTCTTCGCGGAGATTCTCAGGCCCGCGCTACTTCCTACTCAATCGGACTTCAGGCGGGTTATTACACAGTAAACGACATCCGCAGATTCGAAGACCTAACCCCTATGGCAGATAACGTGGCCGACCAAGTTCGCGTTCCACTAGCTAACGTTTCTATTGACGATTCGAGAATTGCTACCGAAGATAAGAAGGTCGGAATGGCGCAGAAGCTAGTTCTTTCCGGATACGATCCGAAGGCAGTTCTAGAAGCTCTAGGTCTTCCAGCTATTCCGCACACCGGACTAGCTAGTACCCAGCTCCAGCCCGTCGCGCAAGTAGACGCAGAAAATCCACAAGGCGTCTACGAGGTCGAGTAATGATTCTCCATAATCTATATACGTTATCTGGAACAGCGCAGGAAGTCGTCGGCCCAGCTACGCAAAGACAAGTAGCGCACTTACATAATCAAAATAAGTCTTCCAATAATTACATTTTTGTTGGAAGTCAAACAGTTAGCACAACAAACAGCATTCACCTAGACCCGGGCGAATCAAAAGAAATAACGCTAGAGCCACTAGATACCCTATGGGCAGTATCAGACCCAAGCGGATTACAGCTAGGCGTTCTAATAGTTAGGCAAAGTCAATAGTGCCATATTACATAACCGATAAATCGGCGGACTGTCCTAATAGTTGGGCAGTAGTAAAAGAAGACGGCGAACTAATCGCCTGCCACGCTTCTAAAGAATCTGCTATTGACCAAGCGTTAGCTATTAGCCTTGCCGAAGAAACCGAATTCGTCGGCGAACGCGCAGCCGTAGGGCAGCTAAAGGTCGGGGATTATGTTAGTTGGGATCTAACTAACCCTAAGATTATGGCCGAAGTAGTAATGATCGAAGGCGAACTAGCTGGTCTAGAAGTTTACGAACTAGAAGACGACGTTTACCACAGCACCGACCGCCTAATGATTATGAACATCTTTAGACTTCAGCGAGTTCCAAGACCCGAGAAAATTTCCGAAGAAGTCGAAATGGAAGAAGACTACTCCGAAGAAGATCGAGAAGAGGGAACCCCGGCGATTATTCTCGACGTCGATAACACGATTATTCGCGGTGGTCAGATAAACCAACAGCTAGTAGATTACCTAGATACTTTCGACGAGACCGAAATCATTATCATTACCGCACGGTTAGAGTCAGAAAGAGCGGAAACCGAAGTAGACCTAGAGGGCTTCGAGTACGACCAGCTCCTTATGAAGCCTTCTGCAGATCTAAATAGCACGGAGTTCAAACGCGCAACCGCTAGCGAACTACTAAATAGCTATAACCTAATGATCGCCATAGACGATAATAACGACATTCTTAGGGCTTATAGAAGTCTAGGAATTACCGCTATTCACCCGAACGAAATTCCTAGCGTACCGGAAGACGAAGAAAGGGAAGTAAATCTAAAAGCTCCCGCTTATATGAGAGCTGCTGCCCGCCGTGGTCTGGAGTATTACCGCGAAGGAAAAGGCGGGGACGGTCTAGTAGATAGAACTATCCGAGAAGCTCGCGCTATGGCCGAGGGAAACATTACAGCCGATAAGTGGGTAAGAATTCGCGCGTGGATTGCTAGACACTTAGGAGATCTAGATTCCCCGGACGCTAACCCAAGTTCTCCTAACTATCCTTCCGCTGGAGTAGTAGCGCACCTGCTATGGGGAAGTGGCCCTAGTAAAGCTTCAGCACGTAGAACGCTAAAGTATGCTGAAGGCGTTGTTGCTAGACTAGAAGAAGAAAACCGCGCCAGTATTTCCCAAGAGAGCGAGCAAATGGCAAAGATAGAAAAGCGAACTAACGAAGTCCAGTTCGAACTAAGAGCCGTAGAAGGTGGCGACGGTATGACCTTTACCGGATACGCAGCAGTCTTCAATAGCCCAAGCGAACCACTTCCGTTTATCGAGAGAATCGCGCCGGGAGCTTTCAAGCGTTCACTAAAGGCTAGAAACGACATCAAGCTTCTATGGAACCACGACACCGGAAGCGTTCTAGGATCTACCCGAGCAGGAACCCTAAAGCTCGAAGAGGATAACTACGGCCTAAGAGTCACGGCGGTACTACCAGAAACCACACTTGGAAAAGACGTTCGTACCCTAGTACAGCGTGGCGACGTAAATGCTATGTCCTTCGGATTCTCCGTTCCAGCTAACGGCGATACTTGGAACACCGACGGAACCGAAAGAACCCTTAGAAGCGTAAGAATTCACGAAGTTTCGATCGTTGCTTTTCCGGCATATTCGCAGACCGCTGGAACCGCTTCGGTTCGTTCGTTCGACGTAGTAGCTACCCGCGCAGAAGTAGACGCCGACCAGCTAGCGGACGCTATGCTTACGATCGAAGACGGTAAGGATCTATCCAAGGAGCAGTCGGAACTTCTAACCAAGGTAATCCAGCGACTAACACCGCAGGACGAAGCCCAGACCGAAGAAAATTCCGAAGAGCTTACGGCACTAGAATTGAAGAAGATGAAGCTCGAACTACTAATGAAGAGGCTATAAATGGCTACTAAAGAAGCAATCAAAGACGCGATCCTAAAAGCGTCAGGCAACCCGGATTCGGGTATCGTCCGTGATAACGTGGACGCTTGGGCGCAGGCAGTCTGGGAGCTTGATAACGAAGTCAAGCCGAAAGAAGTTCGCGTCGTAGAAGCTAAAGAAACCCGCTAAGGGTATCGTCGGGGTTTCCCCTTTCTCCCGACCGCAACGCCCGCCGTATTCCTTTCCGGCGGGCGTTGCTCTTTCTCCGGAACAGTACAATAGAAGTAATGGGTCGAGTCAGCTCCCCGTTGCTACTGTTCAGAGTTAGCTCGGCAGAAATCAAATAAATCAACTAAGGAGAAACAACTATGTCAGACTTCCTAAAGTCGCAGGTTGAGGCTCGCAACAATCTAATCGAGCAGGCTCGTACAGTAATCGAGTCAGCCGAATCAGAGAAGCGTGGGCTATCTGCTGAAGACCAGCAGAAAATCGACCGTATCGAAACAGAAATTGGTCAGCGCGACGCTGCCATTGACACCGCAAAGAAGCTAGCAGAGCGCGAAGAGCGCGCAGTAGACGCTGCTCGTGAGTCATTCGTACCTTCTAACGAAGTACGCAAGGACAACGACATCCTACGCGCGATTGCTAACGGCGAAATGCGTTCATACACATTTGGTTCAGAGTCCCGTGCTCTAGTACCTTCCGACAACACAGTACCTAAGTCTTTCTATGACGAGGTCTTCAGTGTTGCTCGTCAGGCTGGCCCAATGCTGCAGGTTGCACAGGTTATCAACACCGCTTCAGGTGAGCAGCTAACCATTCCAACCCTGACCGCATACTCAACCGCAACTATTAAGGGTGCTGGTTCAGCTATCGCAGATTCAGAGCCTACATTCAGCTCGATCGCTCTATCAGCATTCAAGTACAGCTTCCTAGTACCAGTTGCTAATGAGCTTCTAACTGATGCTGGTTTTGACATCTCTGCGCTAATCGCAGAGCAGGCTGGAAACGCAATCGGTTTCGGAATCAACACCGGACTAACTACCGGAACCGGAACTGTTGAGCCTACTGGTATCTTCACAACCGGAGCTTCTGCCGTCACAGGTGGAACTGGTGTTGCTGGTGCTCCAACTTACGAGAACCTAGTAGACCTTCTTTACACACTAGACGGACAGGCAAGAATCTTGCCGGGTGTCGGCTGGTTGATGTCTAAGTCTGGTCTAGCAGCAGTTCGTAAGATCAAGGACGGCGCAGGCAACTACATCTGGACTGGTTCCCTAGTACCGGGACAGCCTGACCAGTTGCTAGGCTACCCAGTCTTCGAAAACCCAGCCGCACCTGCGGTTGCAACCGGAGCATTTAGCATTGGCGTAGGCCACCTACCTTCATACAAGGCTCGCCTTGCCGGAGGAATTCAGGTTGCCCAGTCAGCTGACTATGCGTTCAACGAGGATGTCACCACTTTCCGCGTGACTGCCCGCGTAGACGGAAAACTAACCCACGCTTCACACTTCGTGAAGTTCAAGGGTGGAGCAAGCTAAATCTAGCTCTCAAAAACTGGGAAGGTCGCCGGACGGTAGGGTTTCGGCGACCTTTCCTTTTGTCTAAATTTTCTGCTACTGTTTTTTTATGAACCCTACAAAATCCAAGAACCCTGCTAACCGCGAACAGTTCAAGGGAACGGTTTCCCTTTACTCAAATTCTCCTGATCAACCTACGGGCTACGGGCAGCAAGCTCGCTACTTAGTCGATCGTCTAAAGCGTCACGGCTTCGACGTCGCTGCTCTTTCTAACTATGGGCTAGAAGGAATCAAGCGCGAACTTGATACGCCTTACGGAAAAATTCCGCACTTCGCTCGCGGAATGGATCTTTATTCAAACGACACCGCTCCGGTCGATCACAAAACTTTCGCAGCTGGACGAAATCAAAAAGACGTAATGATAACCCTTTATGACGTGTGGGTTCTAACTTCTAAGCTCTTCGATACTTTCCCAATTCTTAGTTGGGTTCCCCTAGACCACGTGACCCTACCGCCTAGAGTCGAAACCTTCCTAAGAAAAGAAAACGTCACCCCGGTAGCTATGGCACCGCACGGCGTTAGGCAAATGGAAGAAAAGGGAATAGCTTGCCGATACGCTCCCCACGGAATAGATACTAAAACTATCAAGCCTACGTTCGAGATCGAGGGCCAGACCGTAGAAGAACATATGGGAACTAAAGATCGCTACGTAGTGGGAATGGTTGCTGCTAATAAAAGCTCCGGTCTAGTTCACCGCAAAGCATTCTCGGAAAACTTACTTGCGTTCTCGATTTTCAAGAAGAAGCACCCGGACGCTATGCTTTATCTCCACACAGACCCAATGGCTAACGGTATCGGCTGGAACCTTCTAAGCCTTTTACAAGCTCTAGGAATAGAGAAAGACGACGTAGCCTTTCCGAACTCCGTTAGCTATAAATACGGAATAAAGCAAGAAACCCTAGCGGGCTACTATACGGGAATGGACGTTCTACTTGCGACTTCCTACGGTGAAGGTTTTGGAATTCCTACTATCGAAGCCCAAGCTTGCGGAACCCGAGTTATCGGATCTAACTGGGCAGCTACGCAAGATCTAGTTTCGGAAGACTCTTTCCTAGTCGGAGGACAGCCACAATGGGACAGCGGGCAAGACGCGTGGTGGCAAATCCCTAACGTGCCTTCTATCGTTGCCGCGCTCGAAGAAGCTTATAAGCTCGGCAAAGGACGCTCGCAAACGGCTATCGACTTTGCTTCTGACTTTGACGTGGATAAGGTCTGGTCTAAGTATTGGCTTCCGATTCTCCGGGATACCTTCGCAGTAGAATAGAAGAGAACAAAGGAAAATCTATGGCCATTACGAACGGTTATTGTACTCTCGCAGAAGTTAAGGCTTCCGCTCGCATTACGGATAACGTAGACGATACTCTTCTAGAACTAGCAGTCGAATCAGCTTCGAGAATGGTAGATAGCTACACGCAACGCTATTTCTACAACGCTGGAACCGCGACCCGGTTATTCGCTCCCCAAGATTCTTACCTAACCGAAACCGACGATCTTATTACCCTTACTACTCTCCAGACTTCCGACGGCGACGACTTCGGAACCACTTGGGCAGCTAAGGATTATCAGCTAGAACCGCTAAACGGAGTAGTAGACGGTCTTACAGGACATCCCAGCACCCGTATACGGGCCGTAGACGACTTTTTATTCAACGTCCTAGACGGAGAGGCAACCGTAAGAATTACGGGCGTCTGGGGCTGGTCTGCGGTTCCTGTGGCGGTAAAGCAAGCTACCATAATCCAAGCAGCTCGAATCTTCAAGAGAAATGATAGCCCACTTGGAATTGCGGGCTTCGGCGAAATGGGTGCGGTTCGTGTCGGTGTCCAGCTCGATCCGGACGTAAAGCACCTAATCGACGTTTACCGTAAAGTTAGGTTCGCCTAGTGGCTTCGATTACCGACCTTCGGGCTGGACTAGCTACCCGGCTAGGTACGATCTCCGGGCTAAGGACTACTACCGAAACTCCGGATACGATTAGCCCGCCTATCGCTATTGTAAACGTCCAGAATGTAAACTTTGACCGGACGTTCCAACGTGGACTAGACGAATACAACTTCCTTATTACCGTTATCGTCGGTCGTGTAGGAGAGCGCAGCGCGCAAAGACTTCTGGATTCTTACGTAAGTTCTACGGGAGCTTCTTCCGTCAAGCTTGCGGTAGAATCAGATAAGACACTTGGCGGGAAATGTGATTCCCTTCGAGTGACTGATATGAGAAATTACGGCTCCCTTGTAATTGGCGAGATTACCTACCTAGCTGCCGAATTCAACGTCGTAGTTTACGCACAATAAAAACCGCTAGGAAAATAGGAGAAATAAACAAATGGCAAAATACGTAGTCACCGCTACCGTTGTCAAGATCAACGGAACCGACCTGTCAAGCAGCGTCGCTTCTGCCACTCTTGAACTAACCGCAGCTGACGTAGACGTGACCGACTTCGGAGGCTCCGGCTGGACTGAAGTTATCGGTGGTCTAAAGTCAGGCACCGTCACACTAGACTTCCACAACGATTACGGAGCAGGCGGAGTAAACACAACTCTAAACCCACTTCTAGGAACAATCGCTACCGTAGTCTTGATTCCAAATGGCACCGCAGTATCAGCTACTAACCCTCAGTGGACAGCACAGGTTCTTGTGAACTCTGTATCTCCAGTCGCCGGGGCCGTTGGTGATTTGGCTACCTTCTCGGTGTCATTTCCAACATCAGGATCAGTCACTTCTTCGACCGTAGCAAGCTAAGGCTAAAGAATGAAACTTACCCTACGAATCGAGTTCGCAGACGGAACCCATAAGGACGTCTTAGTATCTGCCGCCGATATGGTGGCGTTCGAAGACAAGTTCAACGTTTCAATCGCAAAGCTAGACGATCCAAGAATAGGCTGGTTGCTTTACCTTGCTTGGCACTCCGAGCAAAGAAAAAAGCAAACAACTCTCGCTTACGAAGCTTGGTTAGATCTAGTGGAATCGGTTGGAGCAACTGAAGACCCAAAAGTTCAAGAATAGTTGGACTGGGCGATAAGTCCGCTCATTGGTTCATAGCTTCCCTAGCGGTCGAGTCCGGTATTCCACCAAATCTATTGCTGGAACAATCAGATCGAATGTTATGGACTATGGGCAGGTGGCTAGTCGCTAAGAACCTTCCGCGGTAGGTGAAGCCCTTGCTAACGCAGGGGCTTCCCTATTTCCGCTTCGGTACAATAGATAAGAGGTGAGTAATGGAAATCCAATTTGACGTCGAAGGCGTTAGGGATACCGTTGCCCTTCTCCGCAAGATAGAACCCGAATCCGTTTCTGCTATGCGTAAAGAGATCCAGACCGACCCGGCTATGCTAACCGTGGTTAGCGCGATACAGCAAAGAATTCCGACAGTTTCCCCACTACAAGGAAATGAATTCGGTTATGGCGGTATGATCCACAACGGACGAACCGGGTACGGTGGCGCAAAGGTAAAAGTAAAAGCACCGCTAAACGCCAGAATAAGAAGCGGTAATGCTAAATCTATCGTCGTTATAGATACCATTACTCCGCCTAACGCCGTCGGTTTCGAGATTATAGATATGGTCGGACGTGGAGCTAACGCTAATACTCCGAAGGCTATCGGTATGCGTAAGAAGCTGGGCGGTACTCCTTCCCGCTATGTCTGGAAAAGCTTCGAGTCTAAGAAAGAAGGCGTGACTCTAGCTATAAATAACATTCTTCGTAAGTACGCCGATAAAGTAAACGTCAAACTAAGGGTAATGTAATGGCCGTAAGAATTCCGATCGTCACCGTATTTGACTCTAAGGGTCTAAAGCAGGCGCAGTATCAACTAAATAAAGTTCGGGGAAACTTCCAGAACCTAGGAAGAAACTTTGCCCTTGCCGGGGCAGCCCTAGCGGGTGGAGTGGCCCTAATTGGCAAAAGCCTACGGGACGCGGCAGAATCACAAAAGGTCTTTGCCCAGACCGAAGCCGTTCTAAAGTCCACCGGAACCACGGCTAACGGAACAGCTAAGGACATCCAAGCCCTAGCAGCTAGCCTACAAAAATCAACAGCGTTCAACGACGAAGCGATTTTATCCGGGGCTAACCTTCTTCTAACTTTCAAGAACATTCAGAACCAAGCGGGCGATACTAACGACATCTTTGATCAGACCGTAAAGGCCAGCCTTGACGTTGCCCGGGCTATGGGAACCGACGCTAGCGGAGAAGCTATCCGACTTGGTAAAGCTCTAAACGATCCGGTAAAGGGAATCTCTGCGCTTACCCGAGTTGGTATCCAATTTACCGACCAGCAGAAAGAGCAGATAAAAACCCTTACTGCTTCCGGGGACTTACTAGGCGCGCAGAAGATTATTCTCGCGGAGCTTCAATCGCAGTTCGGTGGATCCGCAGAAGCCTACGCACAGACTTTTGCTGGACAAGTAGAAAGCCTAAATAACGAACTAAACGATTTATCCGAAGAAATCGGAATGATGGTTATGCCTGCCGTTCGGGACATGATCGCAGGGTTTAGAGAAGTCGCTCCCGAACTAGGTACGAAGCTAAAGGCAGCTATCGCTTCCGTAGACTGGAAAGCTTTCGGTAAAGCGATTGTAGATACAACTACTTTCCTAATTACTCACGGCGAAACAATCGCTAGAACAATCGGAGTTCTTTGGGGTCTAAATACTGCTTACAACGCCGTAAAAGTTGCGGTTGGGCTGACTAACGCAGCTCTTACTTTATTTAATATTGCCCTAGGCAATACAGAAGTAGCAGCTAAAAAAACTACCGGAATTATAAACGGGCTAAAGACAGCTTTACTTCTAGGTGGAGTGGTCTTAGCCGTTGGGTCAGTTGTCGACGAATACAGAAGACTAAAAGGCGTAGTCGAATCAACTAATACGCAAGTCAAAGAATTCGATAAACAAGCAATCGCAGTCACCGGAGCAGCGGCAAAGTTAAGCCCTATAAATACAATTTGGCAAAAAATTACTTATGCTATTTTAGGCGCAGTCACAGCGCAAAGAAGATTTAACGGCGAATCTGGCGGAATAACAGTAGACCCTAGAGCTGGAAGCAACTATGCGCAAGGATTTAGAGACAGGCTTGATAGACAAAACGCAACAGGACTTGACCCATTTGCCGATTTACTTCCTGACCTAGATAAAGCAGTTGGCGGAGCTAAAGACCCGACTGGACTAAAGGCTTGGACAGCCACAGCAAAACAAGAAGCAAAGATAAGTAAGAAAGAAACTAAACTTATTAGCAAAGGACTAGGCGCGGACGTGGCTGCAAGCCTAGCTGGTAGCGGACTTGCTACCGTAAACGACGCACTGAAGCGCGTGACTAAAAATGGCTCTAAAGCTATAAAAAACCTAACGAAACAGTATCAAAGTTCAGCAGCAGGACAGGCAGCAGCAGCAGCAGCAGCTAGCGCAGCAGCCGAAGCAGCAGCCCAAGCAGTAGCAGCAGCAGCAGCGACAGAAGCAGCAGCCGTAGCGGAAAAGAAAAGAGTCTACGAATCATTTGCTAACTCGATTACTTCGACCTTTAGCAACATAAAAGAATCTATCCTTTCTGCCTTTAGCCTTCCGGAGCTAGGCGGATCTACGGATTCGATTATCCGTAATATGGATAAGCTCCTAGCCCGCGTAAAAGCCTTTTCCGGAAACATTACCAAGCTATCTTCTATGGGTCTAGATCCTAAGCTTCTCCAGCAAGTTATCAACGCCGGGCCTATCGCTGGAGCGAAACTAGCAGCTAACTTAGTTTCGGGTGGAGTAGGTGGACTAACCGCTATTAACAAGGGCTATTCGGAGCTAGGTAATTTAGCCGGAGAAATCGGTATGACTGGAACCCAAGCCCAGTTCGGAACCACCCAGCAGCAGCAGATTATTAACGTAAACATAAGTGGCGGACTAGATTCTTCCGCTTCTATTGGTAAAGCCGTGGTAGACGCCGTTAGAGCTTACGAACGTACTTCCGGCGTGGTCTGGCAGGGCGCATAATGATTAGCCCGAAAGTCGAAATCGGTTTCGACTTAGGTGCTAATACTCCGACCGGGTTTAAGCTGGACGATCCGGTTAGGGGAGTGCTAGACAATACAAGCTTTATTCTGGCCGGAGAGCTTTTCTATGACATTTCTTCCCGCGTACAAAGCGTTTCGGTAAGGCGTGGAAAAAGCGAAGCCCTAGATCGTATCGACGCTGGTATTTCTACCGTAGTTCTAGAAAATAACGACCGTCTATTTGACCCGCTTTATGAAGCCGGGCTTTACTACGGCCAGCTAGTACCACGCCGTCAGATAAGAATTTCGGCTAACGATAGCCCGGTATTTTACGGATACGTCGAAGACTTCGATCTAGAGTACCTACCCGGAAACCGTGCTACTGTCCAGATTGACATAGCAGACGCCTTCGGAGCTTTAGCTAACGCGCCTATTGACGAACTAGATCCACCTAGCGAACTTTCTGGCGCACGCGTAAACCGCGTTCTAAATCTTCCGGAAGTAAACTGGCCCGCCGAGCTGCGCGACGTAGAAGAAGGAAAGACCCTTCTACTAGATTCGACCGTTAGCGGGGTATCGGCCCTAGAGTACCTTCAGCGCGTATCGACTTCGGAATTCGGAAACCTCTTTATCTCTAAAGACGGCGACATAATCTTCAAGGAAAGAAATAGCGCGACTACTACCCCAGACCTAATCTTCTCGGACGATACCACGCCTTCGGCGACGACTAAGGTTCTATTCTCTAACGTCCGGTCAATCTACGGTTCGGAAAACCTTTATACACGTATTAGCTTGGCAAATACGGATACTATTCCGGAAGAAGTAGTAATCGAGAATGAATCCGCTACCGGACTCTACGGCGTAAGAACCTATTCCAATACTAACCTTCTAAACCAAGATCCGGCGGACTTAGAAGACCTAGCGCAAGCCCTTCTAGTCACTTACGATCGACCGCTATACCGCTTCCAAGCCGTCACGGTAGTTCTGGATAAGCAAGATAGTACCCAGACCGCGGCAATTCTAAACCTAGAAATCGGCGACATAGTTCAAGTTCACTTTACTCCGTCGAACGTTCCCCCGGCGATCGAGCTGCCCTGCCGTATTATCGGTATTACCCACAGCTGGGAACCGCAGGTAAAGCGCACAACCTTCGCATTAGAAACCCTAAACTTCGGAGTCTTCGTACTAGATTCTCCACTTCTCGGAGAGCTTGACAACGACCGCCTAAGCTACTGATAAACTAAAGAAAGAACAAAGGAATCCAATGCCAAGAAAAGTCTTTACCGCGGGCGACGTACTTACCGCAGCTGACGTAAATCTGTACCTGTCTAACGAAGCCGTCTTTGCTTCGTCCACCGCCGTTAGCTATACCGTACTTCCAGCAGACCGATACGAAACCCTAGTCTTTACCGCTGGATCTGCCGTGACCGTGACGATCGGAACCGCGACCGCTTTCCAAGCCGGGGAGAGAATCGACATCCTTCAAGACGGAGCTGGAACCGTGACGATTACCCGGGACGGAACCGCTACTACTTTGGCAGGTCGAGGAACCGCAGGAACCGCTTACAGAATTGGTCAGCGTTATGACGCAGTTTCTGTTGTATGTGTAGGGACAAACTCTTACCGCATTATTGGTAATGCTACTGCTGTGGTATAGCCAATGACTCTTTCGGCATTAGGTATTTTTTCAGCAGCAGGGTCGGGTGGAGTCCTTGGGCCAGTAGCTGGCTACTTTGGCGGTGGAGATACGTCAGTCACAGTAAATACTATTGACAAATTTTCTTTTACTGACGATACAAGAACGACACTCGCTATCGGTCTAACAAATAATACACGCGGAGCTGGAGGATACTCGAATTCTGGTGTTGCTGGCTACATTGGAGCCGGAACAAACGCAGTAAGCGCAGACTTTAGCACCGTCGATAAGTTCGCTTTCCCAAGCGATAGTCGCAGCACTCTAGGAACAGGTCTTACCAACCCGACTAGAGGCATTACCGCTATGGCAAATTCTGGGGTAGCTGGATACTTTGGTGGTGGAGTTGTCGGTTCTTCCCGAATTACCACAGTTGAGAAATTTACATTTCCTTCGGACACAAGAAGCACCCTTGGTACTGGTGTAGCTAACGCCGTTTACGGAATGGCGGGATACGCAAATGTAGGCACTGCTGGTTATTTTGCTGGTGGAGATGATGGTGCAGGTATTATCGCAACTGTAAACAAGTTTGCATTTCCAGCCGATACTAGAACCACTTTAGGAACCGGCCTTACTAGCGGAAATGTAGAACCAGCGGGATTTGCTAATCAAGCTGTCGCTGGTTATTACGCTGGTGGAATGGATGTTGGCGGAAATAGACTGACTAGAGTTGATAAATTTGCTTTTCCCTCAGACACCCGAACAACATTAGGCACTGGCCTAAGTGCAGCAAATAGAGGGTCAGCTGGAATGGCTAATGCTTTGATTGCTGGTTATGTCGGTGGTGGACTTACCAATGTCAGAGTTGCCACTGTTGATAAGTTTGCTTTTCCCTCAGATACTAGAACCACTTTAGGTACTGGCCTCTCAAGTGCGAGAGATCTTACTGCTGGTATGAGCAATAGCGGTGTTATCTGATGTTTGATGAAATTGACAAGGCAATAGCTGAGGTACAACAGCCACGCTCACGCTTTGAGATTGAGCGTTTTGTTTTAGGACAACACGCTACGCCTGAGATGAAGTATTACCAAACTGTAATTGAGCTTCAAGACGCAATTTACAAATACAGACTCGCAGTAATAAATGTAAAAAAATCGGAACTAAAAATTCTAAAGCTAAGAGCAACGGGCGACGAGCTAGACGAACTAAAAGCTCAAGAAGTAGAACTTGGATTAGCCCAAACTTCTTTTGCTATGTTAGGGGCCGAACGAGAAATGAAGCACCTTCTAGAAATCTTTGATAGCTTTACTCACAAATACACAAGGTTAGAAATTGAAAAAGCGCAGCCGGACTACTGGCAAGCGCGACTAACTAACAACGCAAAAGCTATGCTTATGGGTGGTCAAAGCGTAAACGCCGCACATATCGAGGCGATGGAACAGGCTGGTGTTCTTGATGCCTTTGTTGCTGAAGTAGAAAAGACAAAGAAAGAGCTATCGTGAACTACGCAACTTGGAATCTAAATTTTATAAATGCTGAATATGGAACTGGCCCAGAAGAAAAAATCGAAGAACTAGGGTTTGCCGCTGAGGGAGCTTGGGTTGCCGGACAGGTAGAAAATGACGGCAGAATTCTTGGGTACATAAGTCAGCCACAAGACGAATTGAAACTGACAGCTTGGAACTTTACGAACATTACGCAGGCTGAAGCTTTAGCCTTTTGTCTAAACATAAATCCCCAAGCATACTTACTGCCCGACGGTAGGATTACCGCACCGCTTCAGGAAATATAAGCTAATGGCCGAAGAAACAACAGGCGTCCGGATTACCCAAAACGCGATCTATCAAAAGCAGCTAGAACACGGCGAAATCTTGATAAAGGTTTTGGAGAAGCTAGACCACTTAGACGACGTACCTAACCGAATCCGGGAAGTGGAACTAACGCTTGCCCGGCTAGCTTGGATCGAGCGCGTCGCCTATACAGGTCTTACCGCCGCAGTCGTTTCTCTAATTGGTCTAATAATTTCTATCCTAGGAGCATAATGGCAAAACCACAGTATCCAATAGACGGCAAGCAGGGTAAAGCTTGGAAGGTGACCAGCCCGTTCGGGTGGCGCATTCATCCGATTGAGAAGTATAAGAAGCACCACAACGGAGTTGATCTGTGGGGTGCTAACCCTAAAATCTACGTCGAAGCTTTTCACGACGGCCTAGTAATCGCAGCGGGAACTTCGAAGCTAAAGAACGCGGACGGCTCTCTAGGTGGCGTTGGCTGGTACGTAGACATTCGTTCTAAGATCAACGGAACCTTCTACGTTCACCGCTACGCCCATATGGTCGAGAACTCCCTAAAGGTAAAGAAGGGCCAGAAAGTCGAAGCGGGAACCATTCTAGGAATTATGGGAAATACCGGAGCTTCTGCCGGGCGTCATCTTCACTTCGAAATCAACAAGGGCCGGGTATGGCGTTGGACTTCCGACGGTTCGGGATTCGTAAACCCTCTAGAGTTCGTAAAGAATACGATCGACGCTTACAAGCTACAAGAGTCCATTCCGGAAGCTACTCCCGAAGACGCTCCAGTAGCAGCTGCTCCAATACACGAAGCTCCTAAAGCTCCTAGACCACCTAAAGCAGCGTTCCCGGGTAATCTCCAGCTAGGTTCCAAGGGTAAGGACGTTCGCTTAGTTCAAAGAAAGCTAAAGCTAAAGGTAGACGGAGAATTCGGCCCGCTTACAGAAAAGGCCGTAAACGCCTTCCAAAAGAAGAACAGCCTAGCTCAAACGGGAATAGTAGATACTAAAGTCTGGGACTTACTTGCTAAGTAAGTTTCTAAATAAAAAAGCCCTACGGATAACTTCCTTGGGGCTTTTTACTTTTTTGTTGGTCTGGGTTAGCCCTCCCGCTTACGCAGCCCAAGCTATGGCCCTTATCACTTGCGCTGACCCTGACAACGCACAAATCACTAGACAAATCGGTTGGGATAATGAAAATAGATACTTCGAAAACCGCGGCAACATACCAGCGCACTATTGCGAAGGCGGTTATGCTGGCACTTTCACCACTTTTATTAGCGTTCTATCTCTCGACGGTGGTGAGCTGGATCCTGCTTTGCTTTACTTTGCTGGCATTCCTTCTAATCCCACTCCTAGCCCTGAAGTTTCTATTGAACCTAGTCCACCGACTACGGAAGAAGTTTCTAGGACGACGGAGCGAACCGAAGACGTCGATCGTTCCGAAACCGTAGAGCGTACGGAAGACGTAGAACGCCCGGTAGAACCAGCTCCCCAACCAGCTCCGATAGAACCGGAACCTACTCCGGAACCGACGCCGGAACCTACTCCGGAAGAAACTAAGAAGCCTAAGTCGGAACCAAAGCCCGAACCGACCACGGAACCGACTTTAGAACCAACCCCGGAACCTTCATTAGAACCAACAGTAGAACCAGTTTCCCCGGTCGAACCAGCTCCACTACCGACGGAAGAACCCGAAGAAGAATTGCTTGTGTTGTCGGTTGATAAACTGGTAGAGAATCTAAGAAACATTGGTTCAGATATGACACCGGAAGTTAGAGAACAAGCGCAACAAGTTGTTATCGCTTCTATTATTGTCAGTCAAATAGCGATTACGGCGATAGGTAGGAAACCGTGAAGCAATTCTTTCGGGATATGACAGACCAGCTATGGACGCTACTTGGAATGTTCGTCGCTTACGTGGTACTCGAAGGCACCGCAAAAGACGTTGTTGGCTTGTGTATTATCGGAACCTTTATTTTATGGACAGCAACCTACCCCTTACGTAAGGAATAAATATGTGGCTAGATATCGCACGTAGAACTATGGCGGTTATAATTTTGAAGGTGACGGGTATCTTCGTCGGTGGCGCAGTTATCGGTCTGGAAGTTCTTCAGGCAGTAGCTATGGCAGCTTTCGCTGGAATTATAGACGTAGCGCAGGAACTATCCCGTAGCTACCTTGCTGACGGTGGACTAGATCCGGACGAAATCAACAAGTCTTTCGGCAAGATTGCCGATAAGAACGACCGTAAAAGCTAAGACCGCTCCGCTTCGGTAGTACCACCCCAAATCCCCGTCACTCGGGTAGATAGGGCATAGTCGCGGCATTTTACCCTAATCGGGCAGCGTTGGCAGATACCTTTAGCTATTTCTTCAACTAATTTCTGGGCTTCCCGGCTAGCTTCTTGGGCAAAGAAGACGTCGGGAAGTTCTTCGCATTCCACGGATCCGACTTCTCGGATTGCTTCGTGAAGTTCTAGGTATTTGCGTTCTATGCCTAATAAATGTCGTAGGGTAGTCATAAGTTAGACCTTATAGGAATAACTACCCGGAAAGAAAGGAAAAGTAAAAAATGATAAAAGGAGAGCTGGAGCTTACCGAACTAGGGGACGCGATCCTTCTAGGAAACTTCGAGAACGGTTCCGAAGAATGGCACGCGCTTAGAAACGAAGATGGCGCGGTAGGCGGTTCCGATATCGGAGCTATCGCCGGACTAAGCCCTTGGGAATCGCAGATAACTAAGTGGGCAAAGAAGACTAAGCAAATCCCGGACGACTTCGCTCCGAATATGTCTATGCGTCTAGGTAATAAATTAGAAACGCCTATCTTAGAGATCTTCGCCGAAGACCACCCAGAACTAGAAATCTTTACTACTGGAACTTGGGCGCATAAGGAATTTAACTGGCAGAGAGCTAACCCGGACGCGCTTTACCGCAAGCCTGACGGTACTTGGGGAATTATCGAAATAAAGTTTTCCCGCGACTACTGGACTGAAGTGCCACAGCATTACCGGGCGCAGGTTCTTTGGTATATGAACGTCTTTGGAATCCAAGAAGCAACGCTAGTCGCTTTAGCTGGATCTAGCTATCAGGAATTTCCGGTCGAATGGGATTCGTTTGAAGCGACTTCTCTCATCGCTGCCGCTTACCGTTTTAGGGAATCAGTTCTAAACGTCAAAATGCCAGACTGGGACGGAAGTAATTCTACGTTCGAAACTATTCGCGCTATGAATCCGAAGATCGAAGAAGGGGAAGAGCACCTAGACGAACTAGGCGTCCACTACTTTATCGCTCTAACCCAATTCGAAGAAGCGGAAAAGAAACTTACCGAACTAAAGAGCAGAGTTCTAGCTGCTATGGGCGGAAAGAAAAGGGGAATCGTTTACGGCGAACACGCGATCAGCTTACGCGCCCGAGGAATGGGGAACCCTTACCTACATCACGAGAAAGGAAAGAAATAATGGAAAAGTGTAAATGTAGTAATAGCGAGAAATACGATAACCAAGGACTATACAAGACCGAAGACCTTATAGAACTATTCTGGGGACTTCTAAAGGACGGTTATACCGGGCTAGGGTTCGGGCTAATACTCGACCTAATCGAAAGAGATGTACAAGACCAGAGAGAAAGGGAATAAAAAATGGCACAGTTTAACCTAAACGATTACGAAACCGTGGAGGAAAGACTCCGTAGATTTTGGAGCAGCGAGATCTCAAAAGACGCGCGAATCATTACCGTAAACCACACAACTCCACAAGATCGAGCAGTTGGGACTTGGGTGGTCGAAGCACGTCTTTACTTAGACCAAGAAGACCAAGCTAGAAACTTGCCTAAAACTACGGGCTGGGCTTTCGAAGTAGACGGCGTTGGAATGGCTAATAAAACTTCCGCGCTAGAGAATGCGGAAACAAGCGCAATCGGAAGATGTCTTGCGAACTTTACCTTTAGCGGTAATAAGCGCGTCACGCGGGAAGAAATGGAAAAGGTCGCACGTGGCCAGACTCCGAAGCTACCGTCGCGCGACTGGTTGGCAGAATCGGCGGAGCTACTTACCCTAAAGGATCTAGACGGTCTAAGGCTTCTTTACTCGGAAGCTAAGACCGCTAAGGCTTCTTCGGACGTCCTAGAAGCTATAAAGACGACTGCGGAACTACTGGTGTAATGGAAACGCCGGGCCAGATTATCGAAGAGCTTCAGCGAATCGGTAAGGAAATGGAGAAAGGGGCTTCGGCCCTTTACGACGCGGAAGTAAAACTAGCGGACGCCGAAGCTGCCTATGATAAAGCGGTATCTCTATCTTTCCTAAATAGTCAAGGAACGGTAGCCGATCGTCAAGCGGTAGCGAAGCTCCAAGCGGTAAATGAGAAGCTAAACGCGGATCTAGCCCGAGCGGAATTCAACCGGGTAAAGACCAAGATGAAGGTTCTAAGCGATACGGCTACTATGACCGCCGTTATAAGCCGAAACGTGGAACTTCAATGGCGCAGTTAGACTAAAGGCGACGAAATGAGGCGGTATGGAAATCCGGGAGAAATGCTCTTGCGGGGCTTCGTTCTACGCTTTAGGGGAAGAGGCTACCCGGCTTCACAAGAGCTGGGTACGCCGACACTCTTGCTCGACGACGGAAGATTTACAAAACTTACGGGACTTCGAAACGTCTTCTTCTATTGGATTTTCCGCAGACTATTCGGGAACGGGTTTAGATTTACCCGCGAAGAAATACGACCCTTGGGAAGATGAATAGGAAAGAATTCCAAAACTATTTAGACCGCGATCGAGCTTGCCCGCATTGTGGAACTACTGGCCCGGAGCTTATTCCGCAGCATAGGGCAAACCGCGGTATGGGTGGAAGTAAAGCCCGTAATCGACCGTCTAACATAATTGTCTTTTGCTCTTTAGGTAATGGGCTTATGGAATCTAACGCTACTTTCGCCCAGCTAGCCCGCTCCTACGGGTGGAAGCTAAACGCGTGGCAAGATCCTGAGAAAACTCCGGCGCGTCTATTCGACGGCTGGTTCTTATTAGACGATAACTTTAGAAAAGTTCGAACTTCGGAACCGGAGCAAGAATGAAAGGAAACCTTGTTAGAAATAGATCTAGAAGAGTACCTAGAAGCCGCACAAGCTAGGGCCGAAGAGCTAGGGGAGCTAGAACGCTCTATACGTGGCCTACAAGCTAGTCAGGTCGGAGCTTTAGGCGAACTAATCGGAATGGATTATCTACGGGGCTTAGGCTTTGAGCTAGAAGAGATCTGCTCGACTAGGTACGACGTCCGGGCTAAGGTCGCCGGGGAATGGAAGACTCTAGAGTTTAAGACCAAGGAAAGAACCGTAGTCCCCCAACCGCATTACGACTGTACGGTTCCGGCCTATAACCACGAACATCAACGGCCCGATTACTTTATTTTTATTAGCCTTCTAAGCTCCGGTAAGTCCGACCAGATAAATCGGTTTAGTAAGGGATTTATTTTAGGTAGTATTTCGCTAGAAAGGTTCGAGGAAATAGCTACCGCTTGGAACCCTAGTCAGGTAGATAATTCTAACGGCTGGACTCCGACTATAAATTGCTATAACGTTCGAATAGCGGAATTAGAACCGCCGAAGGAAAGGGAAATAAATGCCACTTATTAGGGGACACCACGCTTTCGACGACCAATTTGCCCAGATCCCTAACGCGTGGCTTCGGGACTCTCGACTTTCGCTAAAAGCTATCGGGCTACTAGCCCAAATAATGACGCACGTTCCCGGCTGGAATATGTCTATAAATTCTTTAGCTTCTAGGAATAACGTCGGTAAAGACCAAATCCGAACAGCTATCGCAGAGCTAGAGGAATTCGGCTACCTTACCCGAGAGCAATCTAGAGAAGAGGGGAAGTTTGCCGAAACTATCTGGAAGACTACCGACCCGTCGGAAAAACCGTTATCGGATAATCCGACGACGGAAAACCCGACTATAAAGAACACTATTCCTAAAGAAGACCAAATAAAGAATAACGAGAGAATACTTAGCGAATTCGAAAGATTTTGGGAGATCTATCCTAAGAAGACCGATAAGGGCGCTGCTAGGCGGGCGTTTACTACCGCTAGCAAGAAGGCGGACGTCGAGCTAGTAATTACGAAGGCTAAGGCTTACGCCGAAGACCCTAATCTTCCACCGAAGCAATACATAAAGAACCCGGCTAGCTGGCTAAACGCCGAAGCTTGGAATAATCCACCGCTACCGGAGAGAAAGAAAACTAACCTAAAGGCGTTGGAGGAATGGGCTAATGACTAAGACCGAACTAAAAGAACTTATGGAGTACCTAAGCGCGATTGACAACCGACAGCTAACGGCGGAGAAGCTACAAGTCTGGTTCGATCTAATCGGCTTCCTAGACTTCCCGGACGCTAAGGCAGCAGTAATCGAAGCCCAGCGGGACGAATCTATTTCCTACGTCGAAGCGAAGCACGTTATCGCTTTCGCTATGCGGATGAAGGAAAAGAAGAAGGCGGAAGAAGCCCGAACTAAGACCTATACAGAAAACAGGACAGGCGACCCGCACCCAATCTGCGCCCACGGTCTAAGGCTGCTAACCTGCGACCCGTGTTGCCGAAACCTAGCTATCCAAGCCGGGCTAATAAAGGGCTGATACAGTTATGCGGTGGAAGAGAACGAGGCAATCTGTAATCGTTGCGGGCATATCTGGCGCGTCAAGCTGGACGAACCCAAGACGGGCGTTCGGTGCGCCGATTGTAGAATGGGCCAATCTCTTATTGTCAAGTACGGGAATACTAAGTGCCTACCGTGGCAGGGGGACTTCGATCCCGAAACTCTTACCCAGCCGATCTACGAAGGGCAGCCCGTTCTTCCGGGCGCTCGAAACTGTGGCCACTCGGACTGTTGTAATCCGGAACACATCAAAAAGTCTTAGCTTGCTAGTAAAGTAAGAAATAATAAAAGAAAGGTGGAAACACTATGGCAACAATCGAGGTAAAGGGAGAAGTCGTCGGACTTGTCTTCGGCAATAAAGGCGTTCAGATTCTAGAAACGTTTAAATCTAAGGACGGGGAAAAGCGCGACGCACGTTATACAGCGTGGCTAGACGCTCCGACTAGCTCCTTACAGGTAGGACAGAAAGTATCCGCCCGCGGACTTCTTTCGGCTTCTATCGGCAACTATACAAATAAAGACGGAGAAGATAAGACCGTGGTCAATCTCTCTATTAACTTCGCCACAATCAAACTAGACGGGTCAGAAGCTCCAGTAATGATCCCTACGCACGAGGATCTACCCTTCTAGTGTTTATCCGTTGGCTAGTCCCTGCTTCGACCGGAATTCTGCTTATCGAATTCGCTTCGGAGTCTTCCGGTTTCCTACACGGAGCAGGGCTAGTCTTCGGACTCTTTTACGTCTGGGCCGGAATTAGCGAAGCTTGGAACCAGTATGTACGATCTAACTATTGACGTATCCGGCGAACCAGCTTCCCAAGGATCCCACTCGGTTATAAACGGGCGAATAGTCCAAGTAAATTCTTCCAAGCACAAAAAATGGCGCAACGCCGTAGTCTTCGCAGCTCTCGATCTAATCGGGGAAGACTGGACTCCGATAGACGAACCCGTAGAGCTAACCGTAATCTTTTATCTGCCCCGTCCTAAGTCCGTACTAACTCGAAGCTTCCCGGCCGTAATGCCAGATCTAGACAAGCTAATCCGTGCCGTAGGTGATTCCCTAACCGACGCGGGGATTATCCGCGACGACTCCCGAATTATTTCTATTACCGCCCGCAAGCTTTATGCGGACGATAGAGGCCCGGGCGCGGTTATAAGGGTAAACACTCTAACCGACGCCTAAAAAGCAGTGTACAGCCGTTTTACGGCCCCGAATCTATCGAACAAGCATTCGAATACGCCCGAATTATAACGTTTTGGTAAATTTCCAAAATTTTCGTCAAAATCTCCCAAAATTCGCAAATTTTCCCTATACTGGAACTACCGGGGAAAGCCGGGACGAAGAAAGGGAAAGAAATGAAGACCACCGAAACCGCGAAGCTAATCCGTAAAGAGCTAACCCAGCTCCACCCGGAAGTAAAGTTTTCCGTCCGTAAGGTACACACTGGAACTATTTACGTTTTCCATAACGTAGAGGATTCGGCTTGGAGAACACAGATTCAGGAAAGCCTAAAGAGCTTCGAGAGCTGGAACGAATACCAGACTAACTACGTCTTCGAACAGTACGCGATCTAAACGAAAGGGAAAAGAAATGGACGCGAAAGAACTAACCCAAGCGGTACAGCGATACATAGAAAGCGGATTTAGCTCCGTCGGTATCGAGTACGTAATAAAGAACCAGCCGATCCAAACCCAGACTAAATTTTGGAACCGCGTAAGAAAGGCCCAAGCGAAATGAAATACACGGTACAGCGCCCGGCGATTATCTGGATAGAAACCGTAGTCGAAGCCGAAGATCTAGACCAAGCCCTAGAGCTAGCAGATACCAAGTTCCAGAAAGGCGACTACGTAGAAATGGACGGTACTTGGGAAATAGATTATGAACGTTTCTGGGTACAAGACGAATCCGGTAAAGAAGCCTACGAGCTAGGAAAATAATGAAAAAGATAACCGTAATAAACCGACTAGAAAACGAAGACGGCGAATTCTTGGAGCTCACCCATAACGGGACGGAAGAAGCCCGGGTCTATCGAATCGAAATAAAACTTTATTCCGCACATTGGGATGAATGGTGGACTTACCGACAGACCGAAATAAACGACCGTCTAGCGCGGGAAAGATTCGAAGATCTAAAAACACACATACAAAGAAAGGCAATGGTCTAATGAAACTACTTGGATTCTTTATTCTTTTCGCGGTTATCTTGGTAGGTAGTTGGAAGCTTCAGGAAATCGACTTACTTCTTGGATACACGCTAGGAGTCTTCGGAGCTTTAGGCGCGACTATCTGGGCCGTGGATTCTCTAGCTAGGAAGTATCTCTAATGGGGATCGAAGTTATAGGGATTCTAATCTTCGCCCGGCTTATGGAATTTAGCGAGCTGCTAAGAGATAATGCCGGATTAGTCTTCTTTTCTTCTCTTTTCCTTATCCTATGGATTACCGGAATTATTACCGTGGTAAGACGTTGGAGGGCAGAATGAACGAAGTCGAATTTGTACTAAGGCGGATCCTAAAAGTCGGATACGAGTACGCGGAAAGCGAAAGAAAGAACGACAGCCTTAGCCCAGCTTCTAGCCTTTATAAATACACGAACCACCTGCGGCTTCTAAACCACCTAGAAAAACAGTTCTTAGAAAGGAACACTAATGACGACAAAAACTAATCCAGCGATCGACTTCGGGAACGACGATTACAATCCGCACCAATTTAGCTACCAGACCGCCCAAGCGGACGGAATGCTTATGGGCCGGAAGCTAATGCGTGACGAAATTATTCGACTTATCCAAGCTACTAACCCGGTTCCAACTAAGGCCGTGGTAAAAATTCTAGAGCTAGTAAAGGAGCTAAACCCAGATGTCAATACTTACGAAACTAATAGCTAACTACGATTACGAGAAAGGCCGTCGCGACGAACAGCAAGCGGTAGAAAACGTTCTAGAAGTCCTAACCCTAGACGGGCTTCTAGATCCGGCAACGCTAAATCTAATCGTTGGAGAACTAATAAAAATCGACCGTAGACCGAAGGTGGAAATCTAATGAGCGCAGAAGAAGCAATAAAGAAAGCATACATTCAGGGCTACTTTGCTGGAATGGACGATCGTTATACGAACAACACGGCTTACAGTAATGGCTTTAGAGCTGGTCAGAGACACGAAAGGGAATACTTTCTTACGTTCGTCGAGGATCACGAAGGCTTCGGTCTAACCGTCGAGGACGTAGTAAACGAGATCGAAGGACGCTACCGGGTGGAAATGAATAACTACCTAAAGGAAATAAAGTGAACGAGTGCGCCTGCCGTTCCTGTATAAAGACGGAGCTTTATAGCCGACTTTATTGCCAAGACTGCTACGACTATGGCTGCGGTAAAACGGAGGAGGATTTTCACTAATGGTAGAAATTTTACTAGGCGTCATAATCGGAACTACGGCTTATTTATTTATCGGTCTATTCGTAATTATTTGGGAAGGAAGGGCAAAATGACAGCTAAGTTTGCAGAGAAGGAAGCGACCGGATACACGAACGGCCAGCGCGAGGAGCGCGACCGAATTCTAGGAATGTTGGAAGAAGAAATCCAGCGTTTCGAGAAGCACCCCTACAAGTTAGGTTCTTTTGATACTCACGGAATCTACCTTGGGCTAAAAATGGCACACCTACACGTAAAGGAAATGAAATGGACTTAGAAACGAAACTAGATCTTCTACTAATCGAACTAGAGGTCTACGGCAAGATGATCGAGCAGCTAGATAAGGATATGGAGGCGTTCAATGCTTGGCTTAAGACCGAACTCGAAAGATAAGAAAGAGCGTAAGAAATCCCTTATCTTCGCTAAGGGCTACTACCGAGGAGTCCAAGAAGAACGCGAACGGATTATCTCCGATCTTCTCCGGGACGGCGTAATCATTACTAATTTAGACGTCGATCTACTAGAACGGGTGGTCGAAATTGTCGAAGGGTAAGCACAGAAAAGCAAGAAAACCGTTTTACCTAAATAGGGAACTACGGTGGCTAAAACACCGGTTTCGGCTTTATCTAATCGACAGGAGACGCCGTGGAAGAATTTTCTAAAGCCCTAGATCTACTAAACGACGATAACTTAGTGTGGTCTAAAGACTTTGAAGCTATTAGAAAGAATCTAGCTTTACTAATGGCTAAAGCTTGGGAAATGGAATACAGTTGTCTAGAACCCGAAATCGGGGACTTAGCTCTAAACCTAGTAAGGGGAACTAATGTTAGAGAACCTAACGCCACCTAAGAAAATTAGAAGTTGTGCGGTTCGCACGATCTTAGAACAGCTAGAAAAGAAAGATAAAGAAATCTTTATAGCAGCTCTAGCAAGTCAAGAGTGGGCTGCCCTTACACTAGCTAAAGAACTAACTTCGCGCGGTCTACTAATTAGCGACGGCGGAATTACTAGACACAGAAAAGAGATGTGCTCTTGCTCGAAAATCTAGAACCAGCTAAGAAAGTAGAACCGACCCCGTTCGGTCGTCCGGGAGTAATCTTCGACGGAACTACCGGGGAAGCTACTACTCCTTATTCCGAAGCTCCGGCCACGTTTGAAGAATTCCTAGAAGCTGCCGGAATGGATCCTAACGAATTCGAAATAATCGGGACTCCAAGGGTAAGCAAGTGGCAGCAGAAAGAAGGCGGGGAATTCCTTACGTCTTTCCGGTTTACCTTCCGTAAGAAGACCGGGATGCTCGACCTTTTGCTTCTCTATTCCGAAGCTAAGAAATCTATAAAAAATAAAAAGAAATCTTTACAGGTTAAGACAACCGATAAAGCCCTAGTAGTTCTATGGTCGGATCTACAAGTGGGAAAGGTAGACCACCGCGGGGGAACGTCCGCACTTATCGAGCGCGTGGAGATTACTAAGCAAAAACTTATCCAACAAGTAAAGAAAGAAAAGCCTTCTAAGGTAATCTTCGCTGACGTCGGAGATACCATAGAAAATTTTATAAACGCGAACGACGCTAACCAGCTTTACACTAACGACCTGTCGATTATGGAGCAGGTAGATCTCGCAACGACGCTAGCTTGGGATACCCTAAAAGCCCTAACCGATTACGTCCCGGAAATCGTTTACTTATCCGTTGCTTCTAACCATTGTCAAATGAGAATAAATAAGCAGCGAGTAGGTAAAGGTACTGATGATTGGGGAGTCCACATAGGCAGGACTCTCGCGCGTCTAGCTCTAGAAGTTGGGCTACCAATTACCTTTATCGAACCACAACCACACGACGAATCCCTAGCACTAGACGTCTTCGAAGACGGGTTCCACGTTCTAGGGTTATGGCACGGACATCAAAGCCCGCGTCCGGATCAAGTTCCGACGTGGTGGAGACAGCAAGCGTTCGGTAATCAACCAGTAGCAGCAGCGACTATCGGAGTAAGTGGACACTTTCATCATCTTCGAGTAGTAGAGCTAGGTTCTACACCAAGGGGAACTTCTAGATTCTGGGTACAAGCGGCAACTATGGACAACGGTTCAGGGTGGTGGAAGCGTCAGGCCGGGGAAGATTCTCAACCGGGCCTAGTGACGTTCTTCTTAGAAAAGGGAATCGACTTTACTGGAACGGTTTATAAGCTCTAAAGAAAAGAAAGGGGAGAAATGAAAATAGGAAGTTTATTTAGCGGATACGGCGGGCTAGATCTAGCCGTTAGTAAGGTATTAGGCGCAGAAGTAGCTTGGCATTGTGAATGGGAAGACGCTCCTAGCAAAGTCTTAGAGGCTAACTTTCCCGGCGTTCCGAATTATCGGGACGTTAGCAAGGTGGACTGGGAAGCTGTCGAATCAGTAGAAATCCTTACAGGAGGGTTCCCCTGTCAAGATTTATCTTTAGCTGGTAAGCGAGCAGGATTACAAGACGGGACACGTTCTGGATTATGGTCGGAGTTTTATAAAGCAATAACAATAATCAAACCAAAATTAGTAGTTATAGAAAATGTAAGGGGATTACTAAGTGCTAAAGCAAGTAGCGGAATGGAATACGGAACTGAAGTTATGGACAAGCTCAACGGGCAACCAGCTCTTAGAGCATTGGGAGCCGTTCTCGGGGACTTGGCCGACATCGGGTATGACGCAAAATGGCATAGCGTTCGAGCTTCCGACGCCGGAGCAGCTCATCAACGGTTCCGGGTCTTCGTTATTGCCTACCCAGCCGGGGGGGGGCAACGGCTCCCTACTCCAACCGTGAGTGATCAGTACACAGGCAATCTAAAAAGTACGCAACAAAAACCCGGTAGCTTACATTCAGTCACTTTAGCTCAG